CCCAGGAGGTAGCCCATGCCCCCCAGCCCGTTGAGCCAGATGTTGGCGGTGTCGAGAACGGTGTCGATCAGGCGGCGGTTCATGGGCTTGTCCAGCTTGCTCCAGAAGGTCTTAACGAGGGAGTTGCCGACCCAGCCGAACATACGGCTGACGGGGATAAAATAATCCTTGACGTCGGTGTTGGAGGGATAGCAGGCGGTATAGTTACCCCATGCCACCCAGCCGCTCATGAAGTTCAGCGCCGTGTCCACGCCGATGCCGTTGAGATAGTTGGCCTGCGCCAGCGTCAGGTTGACCTCGGTGCCGTCCTCCAGGCAGAGGCCGTCGCACTGCAGCCCCTTGTTGGACGGGGACTCGTAGGGGCAGCCGCCGTTGTCGGTGTCGATCTGCGCCATCAGGCCGGCGAGCTGGGTGGACATGTGGAACTTGTACTCGCCCAGCTTCAGCATGGGCCAGAGGGCGATCTCGTCCTCGTCGGAGATATTGGCGGCGTTCTTCTTGGTGAGGACGTCGGAATAGGAGCGTGCGCCGGAAGCGCCGCAGTCGATGTCGATCAGCGCCTTGGCACGGAACAGGCCGTTGATATTGCCGGCCTTGGCGGTCATCGCGGCGGCTACGGTGGACTGCTGGGAATAGCCGGGGGCGCACAGCAGGTCAGGAACAACACCCAGCAGGGTCAGGCACAGCTCCACATTTTCCATCGCAGAGGCGATGTCGGAGGTGGTAACGACGGACGCCTTGACCTTGTTGTAGGCGATGTTTACCTGCTCAGCGGAATAGGCGCTGCCGGTGGACAGCAGCTCTACCACCAGATGCTCACCGCTGTAATAGGCGTTGTAGTCGGTGCCGGACACATAGGCTGCGCCGGTGCCGCCAGCCGCCTTAACGACCAGCGCAGAATCATTGATGGCTTCGACAGGCAGCAGTACCTCGTGATTCGTCACCGCCATGTCAGAGGCAGCAGACGCTTCCTTTGCGGTGCTGATGTCGAGGACGTTGCAGAAGATGACAGGCTGGCAGGCGAACAGTTTGAAGTGCGAATACATGAATTCGCAGAGCGTGTAGGTAGCCCAGTCATCGGAATAACCCAGCTTCTCCACAGCCTCGGCCCAGCTGGTGCAAAGGACAGGAGTGCCGGCGGCGGCAGGCTTGTCTGCCACCTGAACAGGAGCCAGGCCGACTACGAAGGGAATGCCGGACTCCGCCACGACAGGGGTACTGACGCTGGTTGCCAGCTGAGAAACATATACGCCGTGGTTCATTGAAAATTCCTCCTTACTTCATGCCCTTGGCCAGCTTGTGATAATTCACATACAGCAGGTTGCCGGGCGTTTTGACTTTGATACGGTCGGTGGGAAGCGTTTCGTCGCTCACCACCAGCGACGCGATCAGCGGGTACTGTGCGATCACAGGGGCGAGGGCGTCAAGGACTTCCTTCCGGCCGCCGCGATAGATGGTGCCGCGCTGGATCACGCCCATCATGGTCGGCCCGAGATAGACGCAGAAGCTGCCGCTGTCGGCAGGCTTCTTCAGCGCGGCGGGCTTTTTCTTTGCCGCCTTGGGCGCGGCTTCGGCGGTCTGCTCCGCCGTGTCGATGATTTTTTCGCTCATAAGTTAACCTCTCTTTCCACGGGGGGAAGTATCCATGTGGAGATCATTTCTCCCACGAAATAGGGGGCGGTGTCATCGGGATAGACCAGCACCTCAAGCCCTGCTTCCAGATCAAGGGTGAACTGCTCTCCGATGACGACCTGCCGCAGCAGCGCCACGCGGATGCGCTCCATGAGGTTCAGCAGCATCAATCCGCCCTCCTGCTCGTCATCGTTATAGACGCAGCAGATGGAGCGCACCTTTGCGCTGGAGGTCACGCGCTGTCCCTGCGGCTGCTGATCCATGCCGGTGATGATCTGGTGCAGCACATAGGGGGCTTTCTTGGTGGCGGAAGTTCCGTCAGGCAGGCGCGTCAGGTAGACGTCGGCCGGGCGGTAGCCCTGCTCCGTGTCTCCCTTCTGCATTCTGGTCGGCATGATCAGGTCGGCGGTGGCCTCCTTGGTGAAGTCCCGCAGGCGTTCCAGCAGAATAATTCTCGTCATAAATCAGCCTCCCCATCCGTTCAGTACGCGCAGTATTTCATGCTCGATGCGCTTTTCGTAGGTGTCGCGGATCGTCTCGTCCATCTTCTCGATGACCTCTTCGTTCCGCATCATATGGCCGGTGGACGGGCCGAACTTCTGCTCCACGGGAAAGCGGGGCGCGCCGACGCGCTCAAATACGGCGGTCGGGCCGAATATCTTTGCCACGAAAGCGTGCTGCAAGGTGGCGGCTCCGCCGTTACGCTTGACCTGCGTCTGAACGGTGCCGTCCCGGCTGTAGGTGGTGTTGAAGGTCAGCAGCGGAAGGACGGTGCCGGAGAAGCTGATGCTCATACCCATCACGCCCCCTGCGCCGCCCGTGATGTGGCTCTTGGAATGGACGTTGCGCATGAAATCGCCCTTGTTGATGGTGTACTCGGCGGCGGCGAACTGTCCGGCGCGGGTCTTGGCTGTGTCTCCGGCGCGTTTCAGCGCGGAGAACGCCGCCTTGTAAACGCCGCCCGGCACGTTGTGCAGCAGCTTGTTCACGCGCTCCAGGCTGTCGTCGCCGACCTCGTTGACGCGGATAAAGCTCATTCGTCAACCGCCTCCAATTCCACGCGGAGCATACCCATCTCGCAGACCGAAGACGCGACGTAGAACTCGCGGAAGAAGCCCCCGCCGCCCTCCTGGTCGTTGATCCGGATACGCTGTCCCCGCTCCGGCTGCGCCCCGCCGAGATCGGACAGGGCGCAGTGGAGAACGGAAGAGACGATGTAAAGCCCCTGGGCATGGTCGCTCATCAGCTGACGGCGATCCTTCTCCTTCAGACCGGAGAGGACGATGGGGATATCCTCGTAGGTCGCCCCATCATACTTGACGGTGCGCTTCTCTGCGAACTCGTCACAGTTGAGGAACACGCCGAAGTTGTCGCGGGCGACCATATCCTTGAAGCCGCTCATACCACAGGAGCCTCCGGCGTCAGCACAGGGGGCGCTTCGCCGTCGTCCACGCCGTCGTCGTCCTCGGCGATCGCGTCCTCCAGCGGAACATCCGTAATGGCGGCGATCAGCTGCGCCTTGGTCTTGAGCTTAGCGGTGTCGATACCCATCTCCTTGGCCAGCTCCGTGAGTTTGGCGTTGGTCAGCGTTTTGAGCTGCTCGGGGTCAAGATGGGCGCTTTCCGCGTCCTCTGCGCCCTCGTCGCTGTTAGATGGGTCAGCGCCAGCCCCGCCGCCGTCCTCGCCCGCAGGGGGCGTTGCAACGGCGGGAGCGGGCGTTTCCTCGGCGGGGCGGGCGACACACAGGGCAAAAAGGCGCTGCGCCTCCTCTTCGGAGACCTCACAGATACCGCCGCGGTCGATGGGAATGGGGTGCTTCGAGCCATCCGGTCTGTAGCCGTATGTGCCGCAGATGATCTCAATTTTCGTCATAGCAGTCTCCTTTCCGTGCCGGGTCAGGACACCACTTCGGCCGCGTAGATGTACGGGCAGTAGTTGTGGGGAGCAGCCAGCGGACGCGCGCCCAGACGCAACTTGCGGATGTCCGCCTCCTGGTTCAGAGAGAACTTCGGAACGCGGATCGCCGCATGGGACGCGAACTCGGTGGAGCCGTAGTCGATCTGGGTGATCTGGCCATACATCAGATGGCCGCAGCCGGGGGCGGTGACCATGGCGGAGGTGGCGGGGAAATACTTCTGCTCCGCGCCGCTGCCGTCGATGTAGGTTTCGTCTACGGAGATCAGGTTCAGCTTGAAGCCGCCGAAGTTCAGCGTACCCATATAGACCACGCCATCGTAGCGGCTGAGTTCCTGGTCGATGGTACCGATGATGATGCCGCTGTTGCGGTCGAGCAGCTTCTGCACCTTCTCCATGTCGAGGATCGCGTCGGCTGCGTCAGAGCCGAGCACCAGGTCAACCGCGCGCAAGCCGCGCTTAGAGAGCTTGCGGCACATCGCCTTGACGTCGCCGAAAAAGTCCCCGCCGGTGGCGTTCCACTTGGTGGCCACGGTATAGGTGTGATCGCTGGCGTCATCGAAAAACTTGACATACAGCTTCTCGCCCTCGGTCTTGTCGTCGATGTAGGTCTGCATGGTGCAGGCGTTGTTGATCATGGTCTGCGCGCACATCCACTCCTCGCGGCGCACGATGCGGCGGTCCATGTCGGTCAGGTCACCCAGCTGCAGACGGGCCGCGCGCTGGGCGGGGGTGCTGTTGGCGTAGATGGCCTCGCCGAAGCCGCGCTTGCGCAGCTCGTCCAGCGTCAGCAGGCGGGACGGAGCGATAAACGCGGGCTGATACTCGTGGATCTCGTAGCCGCGGCGATCCATGGGGATATCGCCGGCGCGGGCGGAGACGAACGCGGCCAGCTTGCGGTCGCCCTTGCGGTACTCGGTCAGCACCTTGTCGCAGGCGAAGATGTCGCCCTCCCCAGTGGGGAAGTAGCGGTCCTTGAAAAAGGTCTGCTGAGGAACGATCTCCTCGGTGATCGCCATCAGCACATAGGTGTCAAAGAAATTCAGTTCAGCAGCCATTGTTTATTCCCTCCTTAGTTGGCAGCGGCAGCAGCCTTGAAGACGATGCCGCGCATACGCAGGTTGTCCTTATCGCCCTCGGTGATGGTGTAGCTGGCCGAGACCGTCACCTTGCCGATGTCGAAGCAGCCAGCGGTGTAGACAGCTACCTTCTCGTCGGCAGCGGTGCCGACCTCGATGTCATCACACAGAATGCAATCGGGGGTCAGCGTTTCGTTGCTGACAGCCGCAGTACCCAGCACCACCAGCTTGCCGTCGCCGGCCGTGCCGGAGGACTTGGCGAGGATGGTGCCGCGCTTGAGCGTGGCCGCAGCGGACAGCTTGCGGATAACGCCGCCGCGCACTTCGGGCGCGGGCTTGATGTCGGTGATCAGACCGTCAAAGGTCATCTCGCCGAGCTTTTCACTCAGATTGATCATGTTCTTAGCCCTCCTTCTTCTTGCCCAGCAGGTCAGCGACCATGCTCCGGGCGATGGTCATGCGCGCCTCGGGGGTGTCGTTCTTCTCGCCGTCTTCGCCCTCGGGCGTTTCGACTGCGGGGGCAGGAGCGGCAGGAACGCCCTCGGCGCCGGATTCCTCGCCGTCATCTTTCAAATCGGCCAGAAACTTCTTGCCCTGCTTGGCGGCGTTCTTGGCCGCTGCCATCAGCAGGTCGGCAGCAGAGCAGGGCTTGTCGCCGTACTTGGCCTGCTGCACGTCCGTCGCGTCGAGCAGACCGGAAATCTCGTCGATCTCCTGCATACGCGCACGCTCGGCCTGGATCGCGGTGTTGACCGCCTCAGTGTGATCGACGGAAGCGCGGGCGTCGGCCTCCACCTGGGCGATCTCGTCCGGGTACTTTGCCCGGAGCTCTTCCTTAGTCATGGAAATTCCTCCTTCATCGCCGGTGACTTCCGGCTTGTTTTTATCTGTCTCAACCGGGGCGGAGGCCTCGGGTGTGACCGTGGGAATGTTGTCCGGCGCAAACATGCCGGGGGCAAGGTGCATCTGCCGCCCGTTCACGAACAGGCTGCGCCCGTCCGCGCTGGCGGCGATGCTGGTCGGCTCCGCGTCCTCGATCAGTTCGTCCGCAAAGCCCTTGTCGATGGCCTCGCGGCCTGTCATATAGGTCGTGTCTGCCATCATGTGGGAGATCACCGTGGCTGACAGCCCGGTCTTGCGCGTGTAGACCTCCATCTGCATCTTGTCCCACGCTTCCTGCTGGGTAACCTGTTCCCGCAGCTCGTCAGCGTTGTAGCCGCCCCACAGGAAGGTCCAGCATTTGTGAATCATGATGAGGCTGGAGGGATTGACCCTGACCGTATCGCAGGCGCACATGATAAGACTGCCGCCGCTCATGGCAACGCCGTCCACGATGCAGGTAAGCTTCGTGCCGTTCCGCGCCAGCTCCCGCAGGCGGTTGTGGATCATGTTGGACGCTCCGGCGTCGCCGCCGTAACTGTTCATGCGGATAGTGATGGACGTGCAGCCGGAGATCTGCTTGAGGTCCTCCAAAAACTCGGAGAGCAGGATGTACTGCCCCTCGACGGGCTCGCCCCACCAGTTCGTGGGCTGCTCCTCGTAGATGTCTCCATACATGGTGATCTCGGCATAACTGCCGTCCACCGTGGCCATCGTATAGACCTTTTTCGAGATGCTGACGGCGGGAGACTTTCGCCCAGCTCTCTTTGCCGGAATACTCATGCGCATTACCTCTTTTCTTTCCAGATATCGCTTGACGGAATGTAGGGACTGTTCAGCCACTCGCGGATTCCCGCGCGGCAGTTCTCGTTGCAGCGGCGCTCCATGTTCTTCGGGCAATAGGCGCAGTAGTCGCTTGCATAGTTCCAGATGGCGAGCGCCATGCTCCGCACATTCAGGCTCTGCAGATGCTCGAAGTTAGTCTTCATCGCCGTCACCTTCTTTCGGCGATGCCGATACAACGGTGACCTTGTTGCCTCCTGCCTGTGTCAGCAGCTCGTTTTCACGCTGCAGCTGCTCCACGTTCTCCTCCCAGTCGCCGCCGCTCATTTCGCGGCTGACCTGCTCGTGGGTCTTGATGGCGTTGTCGATCAGCATGAGGGCAGCTTCCGCCTCCTTCTTGGGGTCAAGGCTGCCCTGCACGGGGCCGATCCAGCGCGCGCCGCACCATGCCTCCCGCACAAGGGGGTCCGTGAAGAAGCCGGGGGCGTTGATGCGCCCCAGAGCGACCGCTTCGGCCAGGAACATCTCATAGACCGGCTGGCAGAAGTCGTCCACAAACCACTTCCGGCGCATCTTGAATGCCTCCCACGCCTCCAGCAGCGCGCCTCGGCTTGCGGAATAGGAGCTGTTGAACTCCTTGATCAGCACATCGTAAGGCAGCTCTAAAGCTGCGCCGACCAGCTTACACAGCGTCTTGACAAAGGTCTCAAAGCCAGCGGTGGGGATGTTCGGATTGCCGAAGTTGACCTTTTCCCCTGGGGCGAGGTGCGTCACCGTACCCGGTCCCATCTCGTACTCGTTGTCATCATCGGAGATGTTGTTCGCCATCGGTCCGCCGTCCGCGTTGACCTCGGCGGGGACGCCGGCAATATCTCCTGCGCCTACCTCGTTGAAGGGTGTATCGGAGGGGTCGGTCTCCGTTTCGATCCACGCGGTGAAGAAACTTTGCACCAGCGCCGCCATCAGCTCGGATTCTGTATAGCGCCGGAGCTGGAGCAGCGGCTCGATGACCTGCGCCAGGTACGGAACACCGCGGTACTGGTCCGGGCGCTCGCTGTCCATGATGTGGAGAATGTTCGGCAGGCCGGTCTTGGCGCCGTAGGCCTCCACGCGCTGCCACTTCTGCGGCTCGCTGGTGATCTGGTGCGGGTAGGTGTTGCTGATGTGATAGGCGACCACGCGGCCGTTGCTGTCCACCTCCACGCCGTCGTAGACCTTGTGGCCTGCGCCAGGCTTTCCCTCGGGGATCTTGCCCTCCACGAAGCCGCCGATGGTGACACCGCCGCCATATTCGCTTGGCGTGCAGGCGCGGTCCGCCTCCACGATGTGTAGCCGCAGGGTATAGGGGTTTAGTGGTGTTGCCGGGTATCGCTTGACCAGCGCGAACACGTCGCCGCTGAGCAGCCACGACTTCAAGGCGAGCTGCTGCAAGCTCTCAAAATTGTTCAGCCCCAGCGCGTCGCAGTTCTGCTTTTTCCCGGCCCACAGCCGGAATTCCATCTCCGCCGTGTGCTGCCACTTCTTCGCCGCCTCCGGGGAGATGCCCAGCACCTCGCGGTCTACGGATGCCTTGAGCGTCAGCCCTGTTCCGATGACCTTGGTGCGGTTGGTATTGATTGCCGCCGTTGCCACAGGAGCGGCCATATAGAGCATTCGCGCTCTCTGCCGCAGGGTGGCGTTATTGCGGTTGATGTCCTCATTGGGAGCGCCGCTGTCCGGAACAAATCCCTTGAGCGCCCGCCGCGTCAAGCTGGCCCCGGCCTCGCTGTACCCCTTCGCCTGCGGCGCTGCTGCGCGGCGGCGGTTTTTCTTATTGCTCAATGCTTATCGCCTCCCGTTTTCGGAAATAAAAACAGGCGGCCCGGCGGCGAAAGGAGCAAACTCCGCCAGGCTGCCTGTGCAAAAAGCCCTTTCGGGCGCTTTGCCGGTATCATTTTCGTGGCCCCACGAAAAAGGTCACCAGTCGCGGGGAACGATGCCGAAAGCCTTTCTTGGCTTGCGGCCGTTCAGCTCCGCGAGCAGTTCGTCGACCTTCTTCTCCGCGTCCTCGATCTCGTCCTTCAGATCAGGCAGGTCGAAGCGCGTCAGCTCCCGGTCGTCGATGACATAGCTTTTCACGCCGCCGTCCACAAGGGCCAGATACGCGGCGCGCAGTTTGGAAAGGGCGCTCTGCCAGAAGTCCAGCCGCGCCCGCAGTTCAACTTTATCCATATCGGACACCTCACCAATCATCGTAGTATTTCTTACCGCTCCTGCGCTTCGGTCTCTGCCTGGCGGCGGGAGGCGGCGTGACAGGCGTTGCAACTGGGGTGGGAGCGCGTTTGCCGCCCGCCTCCTTTAGCCGCCTGTCTATCTCGTCCAGGTTCTTAGGCAGCGCCTTGAACGCCGCCAGCGCATAGTTGCGGCAGTCCAGCGCCTCGTTGCGCTCGTGGCCGGGGATCTTCTTCCACTGCCACGGCTGCTTTTTGTTGGGGTCGTAGACCTTGACCTCGGAGAGCAGCCCCGTAAAATAGCCGGAGCCGTAGTCATCCCGCTTGGGGAAGTGGCAGTATTTCGCTCCCGGCGTCTGTACGCGCAGGTTGTCCATGATGACCTCTTTGCCGGAATCAACACCGATCTGGTACTGCCAGCAAGTGCCGACCGTCGTCTGCTTGATGATGATCTTCTGCTTTTTCGGCGGCGCGGTGTAGGGCTTATCGCTGCCGGGCATGCCCTTAATGCAGAACACCTTTTTGCCAAGTCGCGCCCGGCATTGCATGCGGACCTCCTGTGTGAAGTGTCCGCCCTCGTCCACAAAGGACATTGACATTTTCAGTCCCACGCCGTTCTCGAAGCGCAGAACGCGGTCAAATACCAGCTCGTCCAGCTGCGCCCATACGGCATCATCATCGGGCCGCCCCATGACGATGCCCTTCTCAATGCCCCAGGTTTCTCCAAAGTGGCCGTGGCCGACGATCTCGTATTCCATGCGGTCGTCCTGTGTATCGACGCCGGCCGTCAGAACAAGCACGCCCTCCGGCAGCTCGGCGGGGTATTCCTCCCGGCGCGCCATCAGACTGTCCTCGTCCTCCAGGTCGCCGCGATCCTCCCACAGCTCGCCGAAGCAGGTGTTGTAGACGACCTGCATCTTGCGGGTGCTGCCGATGGCGTTCAGGTATTTCAGAATGATGGATTCCCAGCTCGCCCACTGGCTGACAAAGGCGTTCAGCCAGAACGAGCGCGTGCCCTGCTCATAGGCGGCGGGGTTGTCCGCCTCCCATCTTGCCGGGGCGCGCTTCATTTCCGCCTCGGTGGAGATGCAGCCGCAGCCGGGACAGGCATAGCAGACGCTGCGGACCTTGTAGGTCTTTTTCCCTGCGACGATGATCTCGTCGTGCTCAAAGCGGATGTCCGCCCATTGGATCTCGTGATACTCGCCGCAATGAGGGCAGCGGGATTTCCACCGCTCCATCGTGCCGGTCGCGTAGGCGGCTTCAATGGCGCTGGCGTTTTTGACGGTGGGCGTGGACACCTCACCGCTTTTCGCGTTGTAGAATGTTGTTTGCCGCGCCATCGCCAGATCCCACGGGTCGCCCTCGTTACCGGCGGACAGCGCCCAGCGGTCGCGCTCGTCGCCCAGCACATAGCGAATGGGCTTTGACGCCAGCGCGTGGGCCTCGGTGGAGCCGCACATCGTGAGGATGCCACCAGGATAGGTCTTTTGCAGAATGGTATTGCCGCTGTCGCGGCTCTTTGGATCGCTGACCTTCTTACGCAGCGTGGGGCAATCGCGGATCATCGGCGCGATGCGGAGCTTGGAATACTCCTTTGCGTCAATGGTGGTAGGGTGGACAAACAGGATCGAGCCAGGGTCCTGGTCGATCACATAGCCGATGCAGTTATTGAGAAATTCGGACTTGCCGACCTGGGATGCGGCCACCATGACGATGTGCCGCACCTTCGGGTCTGTCCATGCGTTCATCGGCTCGCGGAGGTAAGGGGTGCGCTCGGTACGCCAGGGGCCTGGTTCGGCAGCACTCTCGGCCGACAGGCGGCGGTTTTGCTCCGCCCATTCGGTCACGGTCAGGTCGTCCGGTGGAAGCATTCCGGCCATTGCCTTGGCAATGACCTTGTTCAGCCGGACGGCTGCGAGCCTACTCGTCATCGCTGTCACGCTCCGACCAGTCGCGCCGTTCCCTCACGCGCTCCTCGTATTTCTTTGGGTCGTAGTGATACCCGGCCAGCTCCCGCATGACCTTGCTGACCTCTTTGCGGATGACCTCGGATGCCTCAGCGGGCGTGGACACAGCCGCTACATCGACGGCCAGCCGCCCCGGCAGCGCATTGAGCGCGCCGCGAATGGTGTAGACAAGATCCTCCGTCAGCGCGGCAACGTCCTCCGCGCGGTGCATAGTGCCTTTCAGCTCCTCGGCCTCCAGCTTGGCGATGGTGGCCTTGGACGCTTTCATCGTCGTCTCCGCCACGCGGCGGGCCTTCTCCAGCTTCTTGTCCTCCTCGTCCATCGGACCATCAGACAGGAACTTGATATATCGCTGGACGGAATCGGCCAGCCGGAAGAAACCCTTGCGGCAGGTCGGCACGGTGCCGTCCTGCGCCATCTGCTGCACGCGCCGGGCAGACACGCCCAGCACCGTTGCCAGCTCTGTTGTGCTGACCTCAGTCTCGTCGGTAATCTTCTCACTTTGTCCAGCCATATAGCAAACTCCTTTCTTCGGCGATGGAGCGGGACTCACCAGAATTGCACTGGAGCACCGCCCGGAGGCGGCGAGACCATTATCCCGCGCTGTGGTCTTATCTTCATAGGAGGCCTTTATCGAAACCCCCTCCACATTCTCGCGGAGAAGAGCAGATAAAGCAGGGGAAATTACGGCAGATACCGCCACAGGTGCCTCGATTGGCACCAAAAGCATCGGCTGGTGCGTAACGAAATGCCTGATTTTTGCCTTGGTAACTACGCTTTTTTCGGGGTCGGCGAGCCCGCGGCGTGTGGGGCGGGGGTCGTCACAGTACCTTTTGCCGTCATCGCCTGTTGCAACGCATTTCCCCGCCCTCAGCGCGACGATGCCGAGAGGGGGAGGGAGCAACACAGCCAGACGCAGATACGCCGCTCTCGTGCGATGTATGCGCCTGGCTGTGGTATTGTGTTATAACTTCGTCAGCAATTCCGCATGGCTATACCCCTTAACGCCCTTGGTCATCATGCCGAGGAAGTCATCACGCGAGAAATCAGAGAGCCGGAATACTTCTTCGGGTTTCATTCCGAGCTGTTTGCCAATCTCCTGAACGGACTTGCCCTCGTCCAGCAGCCGCTTTACGATGGCTTTCATCGGTTCGAGCAGATGCGTACCACGGGCGCGGTTGTGTGTGACGGTACCGTAAATATCCTCGGTCGCGTCATCATGCCGTACGATTACCACCGGCACCTTGCCTTTGAGCATGGTGTGCAGCGGCTCCTCTCCGGCCACGGTCCAGCGGTGAAAGCCGTCGATGATGGTGTAGTCGGGACGCACGACGATGGGAAGCGTCCAGCCATTGGTCATGATCGATTGCACCAGCAGTTTCAGATTCTCACGGTTGACCTTGTTGGGGTTGTAGTCATTGGGTTTGAGCTGCTCCCGGTCTACCCATTGCAGGGAGGATAACGGGGCGAACAGATCCGCGTCAGCCATTTGCCTCACCTCCCTTCCGGAAGCGCTTGGCGTAATCAGCGTAGGCGCAGGATATGTCCTGATAGATGGCGCGCAGGGTGCGGAGCTTGGGATCTCCAGCAGTCAGACCGCCGTACATTTTCTTGTAGTCGCGCGGCCGCGCCATTCCGTCCATCTGAATGAACATCTTGCGGTACTGCTTGGCAATCTTGCGCTTATGCTCCGTATTGAAGAAGTCTCCCGGGCGGACGAACAGCATCTCCTTCAGGAGCGCACGGTAGTCCTTGGTGTCCTCGCCCTCCAGCTCCCGGCGCTTCCTTGTGGTGCGGTGGAACATTTCACTGTCCCAGTACAGCATGGCAAGGTAGGCGTTCGGCTCGCGCCGAAGGACGCGCTCCATGAGAGATGGGTCGTATTCGCCCAGGTGTACCAGCACGGGTACGGTATCAACAGAGAAGAACTGCGACACGCGCAGCTGATTCCGATTGACGCCGACCTGATACATCTGCAGGTAGACCTCGGGGACTTCGATGCGCTGGTCTCGCAGGTACAGCCAGACGTCCGCCGTCTTCCAGTCGTAGATGGGATAGATGGTGTTCGTGCCGGTGATGCCCTTTGCGCCCATATTCAGTGCCGCCATGTATTGGAGCCGCTGAATGGACTCTGCCGCGCGGACGCCGGTGATCATGATGCCGTCCATCGTCACGCGGGGCAGGAAGGATTGATAGTTGTCGATGCGCGGCCGAAGCTGCGGGTGATTGCGGATGGCAAAGGGCGGCGGCTGCCGCACCCAGACATCGCGCTTGCGTTGATCCCAGCAGACGAAGGTTTCATCGCTGGACAGCTCATTGAGACAGCTGAAATGCTTGACCTCGATGCACCACCATTGAAACTTGGCGCCGGCAAGCAGGAACTTTTTCCGCCACGCCTTGGTCGTTGCTTCAATGGAATCGAAGATTGCCTCCTCGTCCACGAAAAGGACGGTCAACTGCGAGGGATTGATCTCTCCAGCCTGGATCAGCTTATAGGTCAGGTCGGCAAGAACGATGCTGTCCTTGCCGCCGGAAAACGAGAGGTATACGGGGACACCGTTGGAAAATACATTCTTGATCCGCTGGCGTGCCGCAGTCACAACGTCGATGTCTGAGCTGATGCGCTTTACAGCCATATCCGCTCACCACATTTCGGGCAGAGGATAAACCTCTTAGCGGGCTCGGTGGAAGACGCCGTGCCGCTCTGTGCTGGTGCGACTTCCTCAGCCTGCGCCGCAGCAGCTTCTTCCCGGGCGGCGTATTTCTCGCGCGTCTCGGTGATGGCCGCAGCCTGCTCCGGCTCAATGGTGCCGTACTCAAGCAGGGCGTCGCTGGCTTCGTCGGCCTCCATCACCATCGCCCGGAGAAGATCCTCTTCGTAGCCGGGAATGTCCAGGTCATCTTTCAGCTCAAGGATAAAAGCGTCCAGCGCGGCCAGATCGTCAACGCCCAGGTCAAAGACGCGGTTATCGGCCAGCATGAGCTTTTTCTTCTCCGCCTCAGTCAGTCCGGACACGACATAGCAGTCTGCCTCTGTGCGGCCGAGGGACAGCAGCGTTTCATACAAGCCGTTGCCGGCGAGAATAACGCCGTCCTCGTCGACCACGATGGGGCGGATCTGACCGAACATTTCGACAGAGCGTCGGAACTCCTTCAGCTGCTTGTCGGTGTGCATTCGGACATTCCGATCCGGTCGCCGCAGCTCGGTCAGAGGCTTCTTTATGACCTTCATGCCTGCACCTCCTTCAAGAAGGCGCGAGCGCTGTCGATCTTTTCAGCTGCCGCAAGGACGATGCCGGGGTCGATATCGTAGACCTCGCGCCAGCCGTTCTCGATGCTGCCTGTCCATTGGCGGGCGGGCCACGGGTGAGTGCCGCACAGATATCCGTTCTTCCAGCCGTAGATCGGCGGAAGCGGGAGCTGATGGTAGTGAATATAGGCAAGGATGTGCTCATGCTTCCACGCAGCGAGCGGGCTGAATCGCGTAACACCTTTGCCATCGGTATAGATATTGCTGTTGCGACCGACATAATTGCCGTCCGCACGGCGGCGGCCGAGAATGATGACGTCCAGCTCGTGCGCCTTGAAGTATTCACGCTGCGCTCGGTGCTGCACGATAGAAAACCATCGTCCGGCCGCGGCGGAGTCCTTGGGGAAAAGCATCTCTTGATGCTTCACCAGCCAGTCGATATCCTGATGCGTATTGATGACTTCGCAGCCTGCCGGCTTATGCTCCTCGATCCACGCGGCAAAGGCGGGGTATTCCAGGTCACACACGCCGATCATACTATCGGTGACGCCGGCCGCTTCACAAAGTTTGCCAAGGACAATACTGTCCTTACCAGCGCTCCATGCGTAGGCAGCACACTTCCCAGCCGTCACGGCCTTGATGTCCGCCACGGTCGCGGCGGTCAGTTCGTCCAGCTCTGCGCGGGAAACGGCTTCTTCGATAGTTGCAACGGCTTCCAGCCATGCGCTGTTGTCGATCCTCTGCTTCCTTCCGAGACTCATGCTTTCACCGCCTTTCTCGAGGCGATAATAGCGACAAGGCCGCTGGACAGGACGGTCGTCAGACTGCCTGCCGCTTTCACAGCCGGAATGCCGGCGAGATTGCCGTAGGCGAAGATCGGAAGCCCGACACACAGCGCGGTCAGCACACCGGCAAAAACGCCCTTGCCCGTCAGCTTCTTACCGAGCAGCGTCATGACCGTCGGCAGCAGCGTCGAAGCGCGGAGCGTTCCGTAGAACAAGAACAGGTATGTCACCGTCAGGCCGGGAATGTTGGCGATGGCGATAGCCACGATCAGCAGGCAAAGCATGGTGCGGCGCGAAGTCTGCACCGTGTCCTTCCCAATGCCGAGCCAGTCTGTCGTGAGCGACGCTGCCGCGCAAAGGTTGCTATCCACTGTGGAGAGCAGGCCGGAGATAATCATAAACAGGAACGGGACCAGCACCCATGTCGGAAGCAGCGAGGAAACGAATTCAAAGTTGACCATGCCGGTATCGCTGGCCACAAAGCCAGATCCAGCGGCGAGGAAGCCTACCGTTCCCATGCAGATCGGAACGAGCGCAAACAAAAGCGCACCGGCAAAAAACGATCTGCCGATGCGGTCGCGCCTGATTGCGAAAGCTCGCTGCCAGAAGCACTGATCCCCGAACGGGCCGGAGATTAGACCGACAGCCATCGGCAGACCGTAGCCCAGCAGGACCTCAATGCCCGTGGAGGAGGTGAGCGAAGTATATTCTCCGGAGACAGCACCAAGCCCTGCCCGTACCGTGTCAAAGCCGCCGGTCATGCGAAGGCTCAGAACGACCAGCAGAGCGCCACCCATGAGAATAATGCCCAGCTGGACGACATCGGTGATGATGGAGGCTTTCAGCCCGGAGAAGCGGGAGTAGGAATATGCGATAGCTGCCAGGGCGAGCGTCATGCTCCAGAATGGCAGCCCCGTAATGAGAGCCAGCGTCTTTCCCCCGGCGAGCAGCTGCACCGCCGTTGAAAGAACGGCCAGCGCGCCGAGCTGGAAGGAGTAGACGCCCTTGACCTTGCCGGAGTGAAAGCGCTCCGCCATGTAGCCGGTCAAGGTGATGCCCTCCGGGTACTGCGCCCGGATCCTTTTTGCAAAGGGGATAAACAGGATCAGGCACAGCACATTCGGTACCGTAAACCAGAACATCCCCGGGATGCCGCGCGTATAGGCCATCTCCGAGGAAGTGAACAGTGAGGGAGCCCAAATCCAAGTGGCGGCGATGCTCATGGCGGCAATCGCCGAGCCGATGCGCCGGTCCGCCACATGGAAGCCCTCTGCGTCGGTCGTCTTTCGGGTGAACATCAGCGTGACGCCGATCATCAGCACCGCATAGACGGCCAGAATGACAATTCCGAACATTTTGGAAATCTCCTTTTATGATGTCACCGCTGCCCTCTGCTGGCGAACATCGGACCCGGCGCATGACCGGCGCGCAAGGAGTAACGCGCAGGCCTCAACCTCCTTCCCAAACGAATGACGGCCACCCCGCGAGGGATGGCCGCCTGGCTTATGTAGGATTTTACGAGTCTAATCCTAATACATGGTGCGGGGAATATCAAGAAACGAGTTGCAACAGCGAAGAACAGCTTTTAACTACCGAGGTAGCGGTAACACACCATCTTTACCGAATCCTCCGAATTGCGGCCTCCTATGACCGCTGCGACCTCTTTCCATGCGAGCCCTCTCAGGAAGCGCAGCCGGAAGATCAGGCGCGTCTGGTCATCGTCAATGCCTTGAATGAACGGCATGATCTGTCCCTCGCTGGCCTTGACCTCTTCCTCCAGAAAGCCGACACGCGCATCCATGTCCACAATCTCAGCCGCGAGGTCACCGACCTTATCCTTTATGCCGGGAGTATGCGGCATACCTGTGAGGGCAGCCGCGCCGGGGCAAGCCGCGTCACGCAAGGACTGTAGCATCTCCCTTGCCCTTGCCAGTTTCTCTATCAGCTCAAAATGCTGATTCAATTCCGAAAGCGTCGTAATAGCTCACCCCAATCTGTTCTTACTTCCTCTTGCCGCCCTGTCGGCTGACAGTCTCTCCAATCTGCATTTGCCGGTATGATGGCTGCACTGCCTCTACCGACACCACACGGGTATCTCCATACCGCTCCAAATCCTGAGCAATCTGCTCCTTTATGCCAATGGCCTGCCCCGCCGGAGCGTTCACATGAACAGTGATTACAAGCATCATCGCACCGTCTGATAGGCGCGAGCTTTCTTGTTATAGACCAGATCGACCGGCGCGCCGCAGGAAAGGCAGTTGTAGGTGATACTGTCCTCTTCAATGTTCGTTCGATACTTGAAGATCTTCCCGCACTTACAGCGGATGTGCGCCGACGTGAGATCGTGCAGCGGCGTCTCTCCGTTGCAGGTTGCGCACCGATAGGACGAGATAGGCTGTTTTGCACAAAAGCCGCGCAGCTCGCCGCATTGTGCGCACCGAATAAGCAGAAATCCCTTGTATGTCTTCGGCGTGATCTCCTCGGCTTCCGCTCTATCAGGGATAGCCCAGGTCTCTTTCGGCCCGAACATAGTCTCCGCGCGGCTGGGCTTTGCACGAAGCAAAGTCGGCTCTGCCTTGTGTATCTCCGGCAGGGAGGCCTTCGTTGCAGCTCCGCGCCACACAGGGCGGCAGTCTATCCCGTTTCCGAGACGGCAATGCCATCTGTTCGCGCCGCTGAATTCCTCTTTCTCTCCATGCTCGCAGTATTCGCAGTTGCCGTTCAGCCAAAGCAGAGCGGCAATATCGGTCGCGGCGGCGTTGATCGCCTCCTCCGCTCCCGCGAACTCCTGCACCAAGTCAAAAAGACGGCTGTAATCGTCGTACTGAATACGCCCGGTTTCGTTCAGCTCGTTGACAAAATCGAGCAGGTTTTCAAATCGTTCCATAGAAACTCCTTTTCATTCCGGCGCCACGCAACCGCAGGCCGTGCTTTGGCCGTGAAAGTGTCCGTTGCTGCACGCCCAGGCGCTGGCCTTTTTTAGTGCCATGGGGCATATTTCAAGCATGATAATCCTCCAGCACATAGCACCAGCTCTGCGGCGGGCGGTCAAGTTCCCGCAGCTCAAAGCCGTTTTTCATTGTCCGTAAGCCGATAAACTCACCCAGATCACGCGGCGTATCATAAATGCGCAAGTCGGAAATATGCCAGCCGTAACAACGCCCCTTATCGCCGATATAAGCTATAATTTCTGCCTGAGATAAGCACGTCGCAGGGGAAAAGGCGGCATTTGTCGGACACCATAGCCTGCCGCCATCGTATGTGATCGGGACGATTCGCTCACAGGTAAACTCTCCAATGACCTTGCCATTTCCTTTGCTTGCACCATTTGGGTTCTCTAAGTAAGCAGACACCGCCATAAACGAGTATTTTTCTCTTGTTGGAGCGTCCAGAACCCAGAGCGCATCATACCCAGCCCTTTCCGCTGTGCAGTAGATGTAGCACTTAAACGGCGTTTCCAGTTTCGGTCGCGTCTTGCGTACCTCGATGGTCTTTTCGCCGGAAGCGATTAACTCGCACCATTTCGGACGAATGCTAATAAGCACACTTTTATCCATTTGCGCCCTCCAGCATGAGCTGCCCTGTCGCATACGCCTGATAGAGCGTCCTGCCGTTTCCGTCGGTGAGATACGGGAAGAACACTTCATCGACGGCTACATCACAGGCTTCCACAAGGGCAAGCTGCGCCAGCACCCAGTCGCGGATATTCCTCCATGCCGTCCTTTCAGCCTGTGCGCGGTCAGCTTTGATCTTCTGCGCCGCGAACACTCGCAATGTCCCATCCACGGCCGCAGGGAGCCGAAAGCCCCTCGTACCGGCTACGGTCTCGATAGCGAACGTGACCGCTGTCGGCTTGCCGGATTCATAGTCCACCATGATTTTTGTCGCGCCAGCGCGGGCAAGCGCGCCCTGGATCTCGCCGAGGCTCGTGTAGATGTCCACGCCGCTGGTATAATTCTTAATTGCCATTTTGCTTTACCTCTTGAAATTGCCCGCCGCCCGGCAGCTCCCCCAGTGGGGAGCGAAGCCGGTGCCGGTGGCCTTGTGAGGATCTTCCGTGTACTCGCAGGAAATGACCTCGCCGTTAGGCGTGACGATCTTTTTACTGCCGGATCGGGGCTTTTCGATGTAATAGCGCGGGGTGGCGTCACACGGCATGGACTTCCCGCCGGGTGTTCTGATCCAGACGATAGCCGCGCCGCAGCCTTTGCAGGTAGATGCTCTCATTCGTCGGTCGCCTCCCCGAAAAGCGCATGTGTTCCGTCCTGAAGCGCCTTTTCATCGTCGGACATCTCGTAGCCCAGCTTGACGAGCAACGCATAGATGCGGTCCAATTTCTCGTTTTCCTCATGCTCCATGGGGTAGCTGTTCCAGTAGCTGCGGAAATAGCCCTCGGACTTTCCGTCGCCCAGGCGCGCATAGATCATTCGCAGGAGCGCCTTTTCAGGCGTCTTGCCGATCGCGTCGGTCACGGCCTGGAGCGTAAATGCGGCATCGTCCTCGCCGTCCTCGTCATCTTCGGCAAGGGTCTCGGCGCCGGTAGCCTGCGCGATCTCCTCTTCAGTGAGCCAACCGGTATCGTCCCAGTATTCGGCGTAGGCCCACAGCGCCACGATGTCCGCAAGGCGCTTTTTGATGGCGGCTGCAGAAACGGTAGCCACGAAGTCGGCACGAAGCTCATAGGCGCGGGCGGTTGCTTCGGACAGCGCCTTTGCTGCGGCGTCCTTTTGCTCCTGCTTCAACTGCTCCTCGCGCTCTTTCGCTTCTTCCTCCGGGGTAAGGGTGGTAGGCTCATCCTTGACCATCAGCACAATATAACCCCATGTTTCGACGAAGAAGAAATACTCAATGGTATCGGCATCCTCCGGGCGATCCACTTTGACTTCGCCGTTAGTATAGAAGCTATTGACTCTCTTATAGCCGGTCTTGTCGGCGATCTGCGTCGCAAAGGTACTCAACTGCTCTACCCATAGGGCTTTGCGCGCCTCTGCGGCTTCATCATTGATGGCCTGTTTCAGCTTGTACTTGAAGTTCTCGGTGCCGATGTAATCAAGCATTTCATTCTTGCGCTCCGGGCTTTTAAGCTTGTCCAGCTCCATGTACTCGAAAAGGCTGACGCCGCGCTCCTCGGACTTCTTGAATTTGTCCTTATCCAGCTCCAGGAGCTTCACACGGCGCCGGACGGTAGTAGCGGAAAAGCCGGACTTTTCTGCAATGTCCTCGACAGTATCGCCCATGTCGAGCATCATCTGGAAGCCCTGCGCCTGCTCATAGACGGTCAAATCCGACCGCTGCATATTCTCGGTGAGCATGGTGCTCAGCTGCTCCCGCTCCGACATCTCGACCACAACACAGGGAAGCTCCTCCAGGCCAGCCAGCTTTGCGGCCGCAAGGCGGCGGTGGCCGATGATGACGCGGTAGCTCTCTCCGTCCCACTTCTTCGTAATTTCCCCAATCAGCGGAACAACGGTGAGGTTTTGGAGCACACCATTAACTTTGATGCTCTCGGCCAGTTCGCTCACATCGCCCAGGTCTTTGCGGGGATTATCAGGATGCTGCCACAGCTTTTTGACCGGAATGTACTTGATTTCTGCCATAAAATGCTCCTTTCTTACGCCGAGCTTTGCCCCTCGGCTGGGACTGTTTATTATTTTCGGCTCATGCCGTTCACGCGGCACCAATGCCGCTGGGCCTGTTTCTTCCTTGCGGTGCGGCAGGCCGCGCAAAAACGGTTTTCCTTGCGCTCGTAGAAGGTGCCGCCGCACCGTGCGCAATACTGAGGCTGAATGCGCCGGAACGCTGTGCAGCTGTCGCAGTCCGTACACCCTGCGGAGCATCCGCCGACATCGTCCCAGTTCATGCACATAAACCGTTGCCAGTAGGGGTCATAGCCAAGATCGTTCATGCGCTTGCGAAGCAATGCATCCAGCACGGATAAATCACGCCTGACCTGCTGACGAGTGCGGGAGATGTAGAAGCCGTGACGAACATCCATCTCCGGTGTGCCGGTTCCCCATGCTCCGTCACCGAGCATTTCTCGCACCTTATCGGCGTTCTCGGTCAAATAGTCGTTGTAGACCTTGGAACGAACGCATTTTTCAGAGCGGCCGACCGCCTTACCTATGGCAGCGTAGCTGTCGCCGTGGCGAATGCCATCAGCCAGTATCTCAAAATCCTCGCTGCTCCATGTACCGCGCTTGCCGGTCAGTTCCATCGCAACAGGGCGATCCTTGATGCCGAGGTCACGGCAGCGGCGCGCAATCGCACCGTGAGAGCGATGCATCATCTCGGAAATTTCCGCCCATGAGTACCTGTGCTTACTGAGCAGCATCTTCAGCCGGGAGTCCTCGTCCTCGCCCCACGGGTCTTTCCTCTGAATGGCGTATGCCTCGAAGTCTTTCTTGCGCTGCTCGGCTACCCAGTCAGGCTCCTCACCAAGCGCCAATGGTTCCATCTTGGAAAAGTCGATGAAGCTGCGGTATCGCTCGGCCCATTCCCAGAATTCATCAATGTAGACCACCCGAAAGCTGCAGCGGTCAACCTTCTTCGTATGGACGGGTAACCCCCTGTTTTCCACCCAGCTTTTCATCTTGTAGCCGTAGGAGCTGCTTCCTCCCGTTACTGCCAGCAGGAGTTGATTTAGAGTGACATACTCACCGGCCATCAGCACCGCGCCCAGGCCGAGACGCTGCGCTCTGACCTTGACGGCATTTGTTGTACGGTTGAGCTTCTTTGCGATGGCCGGGACAGAAATCTGTCCCCACTTTTCCATCAAATAATCTTCTTCCTCGGGCTTCCATGTCCGGCTCCCGAGAGGCGGCTGCTGCCGCATTCCGTTCCCTCCCATCAAAATAGAGTGAGCTGGCCGGTTTTCGTTTCCGCCAGCGGTTGAGACTGTTCCGGCGGCGAGGCAGGTACCGGCAGATCCGCCGGTGCCTGCTCGGCCGCGTTCCGAAACAGAAGATCCATTTGCGCCCCGATGCGGCGGTAATGCCAGACATCTCGGAAATACATCGGCGTGTACCAGACCTGCGGGCCGTCCTTTGGCAGCAGGCCGTGAGCATCATAACTGGTAGTCGGCCGCGCGATGGAGTCATCAATGACAACATAGCCGGGGCAGCCGAGCAAGCTAAGCTGGATGTAACACATACACCCGGCGAGGAAGTCTATGTCCTGCGCCACAAACAGTACCGAGGTCTGATAGTTGATGTGCTGTCTCTGGCACTCGTTGGCGAATGCAATCAGCAGCGCACCAGCACCGCAGGCGGGATCGCTCACGGATATCCAACCCTGCTTTTCTATCCGTGCCGCCATATCGGGGCCATAGGTAATTGCGGACATCGCCCTGCAGATATCGTACGGAGTGAAGAATTGTCCTTTCCATTCGTTCCCAAGGCCGAGCGCCATAAAAAGCTCACCAAGGAAATCCTGCTCCTGGTCGCGTTCCAGTTCGGCTACAACCTCAAACAGCATATCCGCAAAGACTTCCAGCTCCTTAGCGGAATACTTCTCTGCGCGGCTGCGGTATATTTCCTCCCTGGCCTTGACCTGCGGACCACCCATCGTGTTGGCGATTGCAATGGCCGACATGATGATGAAGTCCTGCCAGATGTCCCAGCGGGAATACTTCCCGCTCAGCCCTTCTATGAGGCGGACGATATTCTTCTGACTTTCCCCTCTGACGTGCCGCAGGGCGTTCCCCATAACTTAGCCCTCCTTGTTCGCCGCTTTCAGCTCTGCGGCTTCGCGCAGCTGCGGAGCGGCCGACTTGACGGCGGCTTGGTATCCGGCGTCATACCCACGCTTCCACACGCGGCTGAGGTAAGCCGCAAGCGCCACCTTGTCCATGTGCTTGATGGTCTTGTAGTCCTCACGGCGCATCTGACCGGCAAGCTGCAGGTCATGCGCGGTATGTTTGTTGGCGTTCCCGGTCGGCATCATTCCTCACCGCCTTCTTCATCATCAGGCTCGTCGGTGGGGAGCACTTCGCGGGACTCCGCTCCGACGTACGGGCCGACGACGCCCAATTCTTCCAGCGCGTCAAGCAGGCGCGCGGCCTTGGCGTAGCCGACGCTCATACGGCGTTGCAACAGCCCCACAGTCGCTTTGTTCTCTGCCCGGACAATGGTAATGGCCTGCTGAATATCGGGGTCGTCCAGGTCAACCTCGGGGCCGTCCTCGTCCTGCATATCCTCATCGTCCTCCGGCTCTTCGCAGGTATCGTCCGCCTCGTCCTCGTCGATGACCGGCATGAGGCCGCTACGCAGCGCACCCTTTTCGAGCACATCGCGGAAGAAATACTGCTGCCAGTAGGTGATCATCTTCACCAGAATGGACTCAATCTTGGTGCGGAGCGTCTTGCTGATGGTAAAGGTGCCGCCCGTTACTTTCGTGTCCAGACCGCCGTCCTCGAAGATCCAGGACATGGAGGCGTCGGGGCTGCGGTAGCCGACCTCTTCGACGTTCTCCAGCATGGAGATCTGTGCGTCCATGCCCTGCACGGGCTTGATGGTGAAGATGATGGGGTACTTATCTTTCTCGAAGCGGTAGACGAGGTCGTGCTCGTCGCACAAGCCCTGCATTTTCTTCTTCTGGGCCTCATACATGGAAATTTCGCTCATGGTGATAACTCCTTTCAATTCAGTTGAGCAGGAGCAGCGTGCCGTTCCACGCCGTCTGCACTTGGTATTTCTCCAAGTCGGCCTCCGTCACATACTTGCGGCCGAAGTGGTCTTTCATGGTCTTCCAGATATCCCAGGGGACACAATAGACCATGCCGGAGCTGAAACCGGCGATGACAAAGCAGCGAGCGCCGAGCGCCTGATGCCTGTCCATATAGTCCTGCTGGCTCTGGAGGACGCGGCTCTGCTCCATCCGGTCGGCGGCGGTAAATTTCGCCTCGAACATGACTGTCCTGCCGCCCTTGATGGTGCCTTTGTAGTCCGGCTGTGCCTGCTTCTCGTAGTAGGCGATAAACTTGCCGTTGCCGAGATTTTTCGTGGGGTGCATCGGCTCCGGCGTCTTTTCGATGATCGCGAAGCCTTTCTGTGCGTAGTAGGCAAAGGAATCGTCGATGCGGCTCTCAAACTGCTTACCGCGGGCTTTTGCTATCTTGCCGAGCAGCTGACGCTTCGGGTCTTTCTTTCCACTCATGAGAGATACCCTCCAAGCCACAACCCGCCGCCGAACATAACCAGCCCGATACAGCTTTGCCGGAGTATCTGGCTCATGGGGATAAGGTCATAATCGCTGGCACCGGCGGTGCCGAGGATCAGGAGGAAGCCGAGCGCGGCGACGATGCCGCAGGCTTGCCGAAATCTCTTTTGCGCCATACTCATTACCCCCAGATGTACTCGCGACAGAAGATGTGATCTCCAATCTGCCCCCATACGCGGCCGTTCTCTCCGTTGCGAGAGAAGAACACCACGTCGGCGTCAAGGATCGTATCTCCGTACAGAGCGCCGTTGATGGCGTCATACTGCGCCTGCGTCGGTGTTGCGGTGCTGACCGCGTAGATAGTGGAGAACTGCGGAACATCGCTGCCCTCACCTTGATGCAGCACGTCATGTACCGTGTCCGGGAAAGCGGAATGCAGTACGCGATTGAAAACGACTTCGACAACGGCCTGCTGGCCCTCGGCGCTCTGATTGCCGGCTTCGAGGAATACGACCGCCGCCAGCTCGTTCAGCTCCTCCTCGGTCATTTCGATGTTGATATACCGGGCGGCGCGGGCGGGGCGCTCCTCTGCGGAATTAACTTGCGCGGTATCTTCCAGTTCTGCTTCCAACAGCTGGACAGGTACTGCGATTGCTGGATTTTCTAACTTGCCGGTCATTTGCACCGGCGCGGCGGTTTCCTCGTTGGCGCTGATACGGAGAGCTACGATACAGGCTAAAACTGCGAGCAGGCAGATAAGCGGCGCCGGCGAAACCCTCCTTTTCTTTCTTCGACTCATGTTTTTCCTCCTATCTGCTTCATGCCCGGTCCGACCGCTTTGCGTTGCCCGCTGTTGAGCGCGCTCGCCTGGCGAAGCACCTTTGTATACGCTTCCGTAAACTCGTAGTAGTTGTACCTCTCCACCATTTCCTTGTGGCCGTCTCCGAACGTGTGCTCTTCGGCGATGATAAGGCGGTCAGGCCCGCCGATCATTTCGATGGCGCGGCGCGTATTTGAGTCAGCCGGAAGCCCGGCAAAAAACTCCAGAGGAGTCTTTCCAAGGTTCGCCTGAAGCTTAAAGGCGTCCCATGCGCGGCCTATTCTTGCCTTCACCTCAGCTTGAACGGCTTCGGCCTTTTCTTTGAACTCTGCGATGGTCGGTGGAAATTTGCACTCACGAACCAGCTTTACGACGGCCTGCTGGCCTGTCCAAAAATCAATCTCCGGCAAGCAGGTCACCCACAGATTGATAGTAGGGCCGAGTTTGGCGATGCCTCCCTTGAAAACCTCGGCATTCGGATAGGCGAGGAGCATTACAGCGAATATCTCGCTCATTTCCTTGTGTGTCATAGGCTTTCCTCGCTGGCATACATTTGATGAAGCTGCTGCAGATCATCCATCGCTGTCCCGCTGGAACTCGGCCGATTGCCGTTGCCGCTGCGGAGGCCCCAGCGTTCACGGCTGCACTTCCGAATGACAAGATTCCAGTCGCGCCATTTGTTCTTATTGCCGTGCATTTGAGCGGACTCGTCTATGTAGTCAATGCAGCGCGTCAACTCTTCTTCGCCGAGGTCATCAATCAGACGGGCATATTCCTCTTCTGTAAGGCGCACCCAGCCGTGCGCACCGTGCTTATGACGGGGGACCTCAGGCCTATCGTCCTCTGCGGCGTTATACTGAGCCGTTACTGTACCGCGCTCGTTGTAGCGTGCCGCCAGGTATTCGCGGAAGCGATCATTCTTAACTCTGCGGATCTCACTCAGCAAAGGCTTGTTGAGCTTTTCAGACGCCGACCAGTTATATCTGCACCAGTTGAGGATTAGAAGCTCCTTGGTCTGCGCGCTATATCGAATAACATTGTGCGCGCCGTCCAGGCGTTTCAGCAGGCGTTCCACGGAATCGTTGTTGTACCCCGTTTCATTGGCAATCTGCTTGATGCTGACCTCGTAACAGCCGCAGAGATTGGTGTGCGGGTTGGTCATGCAGTACAGGTAGATGTATCTGTCCTCAGGGGTAAAATCGTCAACAACCTTGCTGTCCGTCCAAAAGTCCATGCTGATATTCCGATAGCTCGCCATAGTGTGTCACCTCCTTTGGCGGGGTGCCGCCCGGATAACCGGGCGGCCTATTCAGAACGGCAGTTCTCCGTCATCCTCGCCGAGTTCCGTAAAGCCCCCGCCGTAATCCGATGTGGGATATCCACCGGGAGCAGAGCCATAAGCACCGCCCGGGGCGCCGAAGCTTTGGCCCTGTGGGGGATAGCCTCCCTGCGGCGCATAGCCGCCCTGCTGATATCCGCCGTCTCCATCGCGCTTGGAGTCCCCGAAGTAAACATTGTCGGCCACAATCTCAGCCGACCGGCGCTTGTTGCCGTTATTGTCCTGCCAGTCGCGAAGCTGCAGCCGACCTTCGACAACCGCCATGCGGCCCTTGCTGAAATACTTGCAGACGAATTCAGCGGTATTCCGCCAAGCAACGCAGTCAATAAAATCTGTTTCCTTTTCTCCAGACTGATTTTTGAAATCGCGGTCACAGGCCACGGAGAAGCTGGTCACAGAAAGGCCGGACTGTGTACGACGCAGTTCCGGGTCGCGGGTCAGTCGGCCCATGACAACGATCTTATTCAGCATCGTTTCCCGCCTCCGGTGCTCCCTCGGCATTGAGGGCAGCCGCCGACACTTTCAGCCATGCCGCTTTTCTTGCCCTCTGAATGGCGGCGAGAACTCTGTCGACGTTGTAGCTGTTCTCACCCTTGATGGTCGCTTCCAGCACATCACGCTCCGTTTCGGCACGAACCAGCTCCTCGTAACGATCCTGCGGAACGAGGACAAAGCCAGGATCGAGCATCAGGTCAGCGACCAGCTCAGCGGGTGTCTTTTTGGTGTCTTCCATAACGGTCTCCTTTCGTCTCTTTCTCAATGATCTCGATAGCCTTGCGGCACTGTCCGACATCGAACATACCGATGTGGGTCTTCTCCACGGGCAGGCCCATCTTCTGAGCCAGCCACGCATAAGCCGCGTTGCGGTGGCCGCGAAAGCGGCCGTACTTCCACAGAGGGTCAAATACGGCGTGTGCAGCCTTTTTCCAATTCCGCAGCTCCGCATTGGCGAGGCGGCCAAGGGGCTTATCCGTCCCCTTATGCACACCGACATACGCCATGCAGTTCCGGCAGAGATAGATTTTGCCGTAGCTCTTGCCGTAGATGACCTTGCTGTCGACATACTCAGTCTCTCGACCGCAGTAGTCGCAATAGACTTTTCTCACGGATGCCATGCCTCCTTGTATCTGGCGATCTGCTCGGGGGTATCGGTTTCTATGCCGACCTCCTGGCACTCGGAAATGATACCGTCCAAAAAGACGCTCATTTCTTTCGTGGAATATTCGCTGGTGCCTTTGATCGCTCGGTAATGAATAAATTTCTTCCCATCGACATAGCCGACGCCGGTTTCGGCGTAGTGCCGCGCCACCAGCGCGGGCGGCACGCCCTCCCGCAGCGAAAACAGCACCTTGCACTCGTTCCCGGCCTCGTCGGTGTATGTCTCGCCGGTGCCGTAGCGCCGGAGCATTTCCTCGTAAACGGAGTCCTTGTCCGACTTCACCGCGACGGCCAGCTTCTCAATCAGCGACCACGCGTAGTTGTTTGCGTTGAGGCTTCGGGGAATGACGCGCTTTTTGATGGAGAATGTGATCTCCTGATCGCCAAGCGCGTCCCACAGTCTCTTGCAGCTCTCTCTGGTCGTGATGGTCAGCACGCTTTCTCCGGTGCGGGAGAACGACCAGTCTTTCAGCTTGCCGTTCATAGCGTCGCCCACTTCTCCTGGTAGACCGGCATCAGCTCGGTTGCGCGCAGCCATTCGAGGAAATCAGAAATGACAGGGAAAATGCTGGGCGCTTCCTCTCGGCGGTACGTCTCCGGCCACACCGTGCTCCCGTTGCTGGCAAGATAAGTGAACTGCCGCGCTTCGGGGATCAGCTCAAAGTAGGTGGGGTGCTGCGTACTGGAGAAGAACTTACCGGCGTCATAGTTCTTGGTGAATTTGATGTCGATGATCTCCCCAGCTTTCATGCAATCCAGACGGCCGTACAGAAGCAGGCTCATGCCGCCAACCTCGATGGTCTTTTTCGCCTTGTACTGGAGAATACCGCCTGCACAACGCCGCGCGACCTTTTCGGCAGCGCCATACCACGGATCATCGGGAGCTGCGCGGCCATTGATGATATCCGTCACCATGTCCTCGAACTTGATGCCATTCTGCATGGCTTCCGTGGTCAGCGTCGGCTCGCGGCGCAGCGTCTGCATGAATTCGCCCATCGGATCGCGCTCTGTCGTCATATCCTCATAGGGATTTTCCTTCATGGTGTAGAGCCAGGACGCCAGCAGGGAATGAGTCATCAGGTAGCGTCCCATTTACTCCGCCTCCTTTGCCTCCTCGGGCGCAGGCGTGTATTTCTTCAAAACCTTGTCGAAGAACAGTCCGCATTCCTTGATTTTCTTATTCCAGAGAACGCCCAGCTCCTTGTTGGAGGTCAGCGCGTGCTTGAGGGCCTGATACTTCGGCATGGCAGCGTTGGCAGTGTCGGCGTCGACAATGCTGGCGATGATGGCCGTACCCTCGACCATCGCGGCCTCGTATGCCGCCTGATCGACTGCGTTCTGCTCAACCTCAGCGGTGGCCTTGGCGTTGTACTCGGCAAACAGCTTCGTCAGGAAGTCGTTCGGACTGGTCGGGCCGAGCGCGGGGATCTTGCGAATACCGGAGATGCCGCGCGTACCCTTGGCAAAGTAACGCTCGCAGTTGGAGAAGCCGATGGTGCGGTCGTTGCCGTAGATCTCCACAAAACCGCCCAGATCCATAGGCTCCCAAACGTTGTTCTTGGTCTGACCCTCGACCTTGATGCGGAGGCGGGTATTGTCGCCGTCCTTTTCCTCGGTGGCGTGGAACACGATGACGATATTCTTCTGAAGCTCATAGAAGCAGTAGTCCATCAGCCGGACAAATTCTTTGCCGACGAAGCCGTAGCCCTTGAGGGAGAGACTGCCGTCGCGCTGGCCATACTTCGGGTCTTTCTTGATGGCCCACAGGGACATGAGGGAGATCAGCTTGCCGCCGGTATCGAAAACCAGCGTGTCGAAGTCCTGAAGGTTGATAGGGGTGAGATCACCGAGGATTTCATCGTAGCTCTGGGGCTGGATGTACGGCTTGCGGTAGCGCGGCTCGATGCGGTCGATACCGAAGTCAACGTCGATGTGCAGGGGATTGGGAGCGGACAGCGCCAGCGTGGATTTGCCAATGCCGGGGTATCCGGCAATCAGCATACGGATCTTCTTCGCGCCCTCCTGGATATCGTTCGGGTTTCTGATCATTGTGATAGCTCCTTTCAGTTGGTAGCGGCTTCACGCCGCAGGGTGATAACTTCGTGGCAGCGGCGGTCGAAGTTTCCGCTGCGATACATCTCAGTCTGCTTGAAGTTCTCCTCGTCATACACGCTGGAACAGTTCAGCAGGCCCTCGGTCTTGTCGGGATGGTAGGCGCGAAATGCGGCGCAGGCAGCGCCATAATTGGGGGCGTTGACCTCAGTCCAACCGCCGATAAACGGCTGGCCGCTTGAACCATAGGTGAAGTAAAACGTCCTCATTACTGTGCCTCGCTTTCCCACTTGACCGCGCCGCCGCTTACGGCGGAGATCAGCGCACCGAGGCATTTGAGGTCGTCATCGTCCAGACCGATGATGTCGCGCTCGCCCTCGACAAAGCCCTCTTTGCAGAACACGATATTGCCGACAATGGGGTTTCCGTGACGGAAGCTCTCATAGAGAATGCTCCCGAGCAGGTTCACCGGCAGACCGAGCAACAGGCCCTCCTCGTTGACAATCATGCAATACGGAGCGGGCAGCAGCTTCGGGTGGACAACTTCGATCCAGCCGCCGACCGTCTTTCCGATGCTCTCATGCAGCGGGGTGGTGTATTCCTCCGTCCGCATGAGGCTGTCCGTGGTAATAACCAGTCCTTTCATCATTACTCCTTTCCGGGGAAGCACTCTGGCTCCTCCCAGGCGTCAGACTGCTTGATGCAGATATCGCAGCCGACGATATTCAAATCTTTGTCTTTGTAGATGTCCTCGCACTCTTCACCGCAGATGGGGCAGCGCGGATATTCCGGCTCTTTGCCATTGGGGTAGCCGGTGCGCTCCATGTTCTGGATGACGGGATGATCCGGCAGGTCATAGCTCATTCGGCGTCACCTGCCTTTGCGATGTAGCGGCGAACAATAGCGGTCAGCCAGTCCTGCGTGGTAGCGTAGCCATCGGCGGCAATAAGCTGTTGCAACGCCTCGTAGTCAGCGGTTTCAAGCCTTGCCGAGATACGACAGGTCAGACGGTGCGCATCTTTCTTGGCGGCTTTTCGCTGCTCCACGACCTCTGGGGCGAAGTGCGCGTAGAGCGCAGCCATCGCATCCGGCCGCAGGCTTACGCCGTAAATCTCGCCGTTTTCGCATTTGCTCTGGACGGTCTTGTCGTACTTGGGATAAATCTGCTGCACGACAGCGACCATGTCCTTGGCGGGGATCTGCTTGGAAAGCCGCAGCTCTCTCAGCTCTTCAGCCACGGTCGCACCTCCTTCGCCCTTGACTTAGGGCAAAACGGTTGATAAACTGGCAATGGGTAAGCATTTGCCTGAGGTCGTTCCCGATGCAGCGGGGCGGCCTCTTTTTTCGTTTCGCGGCAATCACAGGCTTCACCCGGGTCATTATTGCTCCCGCAAAGCGGGCAAGTCCGGTAATATGCCATTCTTTCAGCTCCTTTCATTTCACGGCTTTGGCCGCGTGCCTGGCGGCAGTCCTCGCGTCCAGCGCCTCCCGGCCTCCCGGCTGGCGCAGTATCGAGTGGATTAGATCCAGCGTCGCGGCGGCCAGGTTGTCCCGCATGAACTCGGGAATGTCTTCTGTGCGGATATGTACTTCGTCCACCGGCTCACCTTCGAGGGGTATCGGGCAATCGTTGCAACAGCGAGTGCTGCTCAAAGCGGTCACCTCCTCACATACTGTTTAGCCGATTAAACACCCTCGGTAAAAAAAATACGGTCTACGGTGGTATCGAGCGCCTGCGCAAGCTTTACCAGCGTCTTCGAGGTAGTTGTTCGGTCGATGCCGTTTTCGAGGGCAGAAATAGTCCCGCGGCTTACTCCGCTCTTCTCCGCCAGTTCTTCCTGTGTCATTTTCATGGCTTCGCGCAGCTCCTTGATTTTGTAGCCCATGCCTTTTCCTCCTTTCGTGGTTGACGGAAGTGTTCAACCGATTACACAGACATACTACACTAAGCACATAGGCATGTCAAGTGGGTTACACAAAAAATGTTCAATAAATTTCACAGTCGCATTGACACGGGGCTTCGCTGACTGTATAATGTATTAAACAAATTTAGGGGGACATTCTTATGACGCTCAGTGATTTCGTAAAGGAATATCGCAAAGAACATGACCTGTCGCAGCGCCAGTTTGCGGCTATTTGTGGTCTGTCAAACGGCTATATTTCCATGCTGGAGAAGAACATGAACCCCAAGACCGGGCTTCCTCTGACGCCATCGCTGCCCGCACTCAAGAAAATTTCTGATGGCATGGGAATTTCTCTGGCGGATATGCTCACAACCGTGGACGATATGCCTGTCGAATTGCTGTCTGATATCTCCGAAGACTCCGCAAACGAATTGTCCGCCCTCACGAAAGAGGGCGGACCGATGAATGATATGGACATTGCTCTTACAACGCTTATTCTCCAGCTTTCTCCTTCGAAGAAAGCGGAGGCTCTTCACTATCTCCAGTATCTCGCCAACCGGCAAGAAGACTGATAGCTTGTCTTTTTTCGTCCTGAGTCAGTTTTTCCACAATCCGAAGTATCGCAGCTGCTTCCTTGCTTGATGGCATCTAATCAACTCCAATCGTATATTCTTACCGGCGGTGTATGCAAGAATTGTAACAGATTTGCGCACGCTTTTGCTCAAAAAGAAATAAAATCACTTTTGACAAACAGCGACATTTTGTTGCTATATGATAGAAAATTGGAGGTAATTATATGATTGTTACAACCACCTTATCTGTCGAAGGGCGCACGATTTCCGAATACCTTGGCATTGTATCAGCAGCGCAGGTTATGGTCATGCCCGGTGGGAACAAAGGCGTCCAGCGCGGCTGGCAGGCTGGCGTCGATGGAGTGACCGAAATCCTGTTGCAACAGGCCGTATCGCTCGGAGCAGATGCTATTGTTGGCGTGCGGTATGAACCTTTCGGCATGAATATCTGCGCGACCGGGACAGCTGTCCGCTTAATTTAAGCCAATATTCGATACCCTATGGATAGGGTATCTATACCGTATCCATACCGTAGCGATACTTCGCGTGCGCGCGTGCGTGTGCGCGCGATCATGCGCGCACTGTCTCTGTACCTGTCTCTGTATCTGAGACTGTATCTGTAATCTGTTTCTAATTCTGAAATTCTACTACTGCAATCTATCGTTAGAAGGGGGGTGGCGCTGTTGCCGAAAAAGACTGCAAAGCACCCGGCAAAGCCGAAGCGGGGCAAGAAACTGGAAATCGAGGAGCCGGGCGTTCTTTACGGCCGGTACAGCAGCCACAACCAGAAGGACATTTCCGTAGAGCAGCAGTTTGAAAAGGGCTACGAGCTGGCCGCGGAGTATGGCATCAGGATCATCGACACCTATGCCGACCGCGCCGTCTCCGGCCGCACCGACAAGCGCAAGGACTTCCAGCGCATGATGTCGGAGGCAGCCAAAGGGAAGTTTCGTTATGTAATCGCGTGGAAGTCTAACCGCATGGGGCGCAATATGCTGGAGGCTTTGATCAACGAAGCACGGCTCCAGGAGCTGGGCGTCCGTGTGCTCTATGTGGAAGAGGACTTCGACGACACCGCTGCCGGCCGTTTCGCCGCCCGCTCGATGATGAATGTCAACCAGTTTTATTCCGAGAACATGGCCGAGGACATCAAGCGCGGGCTGTACGACAACGCCTCAAACTGCATGGTGGCAAACGGTCATTTGCCCTATGGCTACAAGCGTGATGAAACGCTGCACTATGTCATCGACGAGCCAAAGGCTGCGGTTATCCGAGAGATATTTACCCGCGTTGCTGCCGGCGAGCCTTTCGTGGATATCATGAACAGCCTAAACGCCCGGGGAATCAAAACCTCGTACAATCGCCCCTGGGGGCGGTCGAGCTTTCAGAAAATCCTGTCCAACGAGCGGTACCGCGGCATCTACATCTACGGCGATGTTCGCAAGGAAGATGGTATCCCGCGGATCATCAGCGACGAACTCTTTTTCAAAGTCCAGGAGGTGATTACCACGAAGAAAAATCCGCAAGGTCGGCACAGAGTCAACGGTGACTATCTGCTCACCGGCAAACTTTTCTGCGGTAAGTGCAAAAGCCCCATGGTGGGTATCTCCGGCACCGGCCGGAGCGGAAAGCTGCATTACTACTATGTCTGCCAGAAGCACCGAACGGAAAAGACCTGCGACAAGAAGAACGTGCGCCGGGATGAAATCGAACTGCAGGTCGCGCAGGCCATCAAGGACTATGCGCTGAAAGACGATGTTATCGAGTGGATCGCTGACAGCACGGTTGCCTACAATGAGCGCAAGGAAGCTGAGAGTAAGGTCGGTATTCTGGAAGACCAGCTCGCCGGAACAGAGCGCGGCATCAAGAATATCATGTCGGCCATTGAGCAGGGCATCATCACCGAAACCACGAAAAGCAGGCTGGTCGAGTTGGAATCCGAGCGCGCCACCATCAAGGCCAAGATCGCAGCGGCTCGGGCTGATATCGTGACCGTCAGCCGCGATGACATCATATCCGGCTTGGAGATGTTCCGAGATGGTGATGTGTACGACAAGAAGTACCAGGCGCGCCTATTTGACACATTCCTGGTCGCGGTGTATGTTTACGACGATGACCTGCGGCTGGTGTTCAGCTTCTCCGGCAATAAAAATACAATTCAGATCCCGATAGAGTCCGCAGTCAATGCGGTAGAAAATAACGCGGCAGAGTGTTCGTTTAAGCTCTGCTCTGCTCCACCAAAGCAGAGCCAGACGAACCATGCCGGTTCGCCTGGCTTTTGCTATGCTCCGACGATCTACATGGTCAGCGGCATTTTCGTTCTGGTCTGTCCGTTCGATCATGCTCGGAAATGAAAAAAGCGGCTACCGCACAGTTTCTCTGCTGTGTGGTAGCCGCTTCGTTTTTTATCATAGCCATAACGGTTTTCGTTATATTCTACCAAAACCCTGCGGAATTCTAAAATCGTTGTTAGAATCTACCGTAAAGGAGCATGGCTATGATTAGGATTTTACTGTCCACCCGGCTTGGCGAGCGAAGGTGGACGCAAGCTGACCTTGCGAGGGCAACAGGAATTCGACCTTCGACAATCAATGACCTGTACCACGAGATCGCTGAAAGGGTCAACCTGGAGCATCTCGACCTCATTTGTGAGGCGCTGGGGTGTGAGCTGTCAGATCTGATGGTCCGGGAGGAAAACCCGGATGTCAGAGTCAAATCGCGCACCGGCGCGGATATACATAGCAAGCGTTAAGCCTGCTCCAAGGCCTCGGGCGTTCAAGCGTCCGAGGCCTTTTCTTATATGGCTTCGCCATCTTGGGTGACGAAGCGAATTTCAACTGTACAGCCGAGTGCAGCTGCCAGCTCGACGATATCCTTTTCTGTAAAGTTCCCGCGTGTCATTTTGTTGGACAGGTTTTGCCGCGTCTGCCCGGATGCCTCAGCCAATTCGCCCATCGTTATTTTCTGCCGTTTCATAATCAGGCGGATCTTTTCGGCAACAGAGAGTCCCATGCTCTCACCTCCTCACTCGTACTATACACTAAAATGTGTCACTTGTCAAAAACTTTTTTACAATTTCCACGGAAAAGTGTAAAATAATCGTTGACAAGTGACACGAATTAGTGTAATATAATGCTTGTAAGGAAGAGGAACAAACCTCTTCGGAAAGGAGGACTGGCCGTTGGACAACGAAGAAAAAAGAGCCCTGCAAGAGCTACTGAAAATCTTGAGTGATCACCCCGAAGTTGCAGAACGGATAACGATCACAATCAAGCCCAACAGTAAACCCAAGCAGGGCAAGCAACCAGAGGACTAACCCCGGCGCTGAGGGGGAGCGGGAAGCTCCCCTCCCCCTTAGTATAAAGCCCCGGACCGGAAAATACAAGGAGGAACGTAAAATGATGATGTCTGAATTTATCGACCGCACCGGCTTCGAGCCGACCGCCAAAGAGTACGCCAAGATCGAAGAGGCCTACTACAACTTCGATGGCGACAAGGATGCCTTTTGCAAGGCTTTCGTCAAGGACGGCGGGGCGCGGAAGCTCTGCAAGGCCAGAGCTTCCGAAATTGACCGGCTGAACAGCTTGCTGATGGAAAGCGAGCGGCAGTACAAGAAGGATGTCGCCGACCGCGAGAAGCGCATCGACGAGCTGACCGCCGAGCTGGACAAGGAGCTGGAGTGGAAGCCCAGCGACAGCACCGGCACGAACATGGAGCAGAAGAGTTACGAGGAGCTTGCCAAATACGGCAAGGTGATGACTGACGATGAAGCCAAGGCGTTTATCGCTGACGAGTGCGGCTTCGCTCCCGAGAAAATCCATATTCTCCATGAGGTCAACACCTACGAGGTCAACAAGCATCGCCGCCTCCGCAAGTCCGCCACCTTCGACCGCGCGCCCGTGTACGAGTCCACCGACTGGAACTATGTCCGCTTTGACTGTGCCTACTTCATGTATGAGCTGGTCAACGGTGAGCTCCGCTTCTACAGCTGCTAAATTATCGCCCGCCCCGGAGGTCACGAGGGCTGAAAGGACAGAACATGAACAAAATCCGCAGAAAGAATCTGCAGAGCATCATCGACCAACTGGAGGAGCTGAAAGGCAGCCTCGAAGACCTGCAGGCCGAGGAGGAAGAGTACCGCGACAACATCCCGGAGAATATGCAGGAGAGCGAGCGTTACGAAAAGGCGGACGAGGCCTGCGACAACCTCTCCGAAGCCGTGGATAACCTGGAGGAAGTCATCAGCAGCATCGAAGCTGCCATTGAGTGAAAGGCGCGAGCATGAGGAAAATTACTGTCTTCGACTTTTGCAGCCAGATTGGCGCGGCCAGCGATGAAATCCCCGTTGTGGTGAAAGCCGGTATGCAAAAAATCGGTCGCTTCCGTAGCTTATACAAGATTCCGGCGCAAGCGATGCCGGGAGTGCTGGAAGCCAAAATCACCTATGTTACCATGGGGCGCGAAGAAATCATCATCCAGGTCGCATTGAAAGACTACAACACCAAGCTGTAACTGCTTGACTAGCTGACCTATCGGCACGACGGGGAGAAAGAGTATCGCAATGGAAAAGAAAGATTTGACCTTTACATTTGACCCCAATGATTTTGACGGTATGTGTGAGCTGATGGACAAGTATGGCGATAGTGACACGATGTTCATGGGCGTCAATACCGAATTTGAGGAAACGGAAATTTCCATCTTTCCCGATAAAATCGTCTATGCGACCTACCAGCACAACGGCTGGAAGCGTGAGAATGTCTACTGGCGCGACGGTACTCGCGAAGAAACATTCAAAGGCCGCTGGAAGTCCAGAAATTAACATGAGGAGGTACACCATGGAGAGCAGGTCTTGGACGGTCACATATCGCAATCGTGACAACGGCCAGCGGATCACCGCCGCCGTATTCGCGGCAGATCCGCAGCAGGCGCAGAAAAAGGCCCAAGCCGATGGTCAGATTGATGGCCGCGAGGTATGGGAAGTCGAAAGCGTCGAACCGCACGAGGAAACGCTGGCACGAATTCTCATTGCTGAATTCAGCAAGAAGCAGCGGGGCGGGCATTTTGCCTGCCCCCGCTGTGGGAAGATGACGATGGACGCGGAAAGCGTCACGCACAACGCCCTCAGCCGCCGGGCAACGGTCTATGTGTGCGACACCTGCGGCACCGAGGAAGCTCTGGAGGATATGCTGGACGAGCGGATGCCGCTGACTGCATGGGCCATCACCACCGCGCCGGAGAACTGGCGCATGGCCGAAGGAGGAGAAAAGCATGAGTGAGCCGTGGACTCCTGAAGAATTGACTGCCGCCAGCGCCGCGATGAAAGCCGCAGGCCACATGAGCTATGAGGAGCTCTGCGCCGCGCCGAGGCTTCGGCTGGAGTACCGTGGCCGCGACAGCTGGGATCGCCCTGTCTACGAGTGCGACGGTCGGCTCTATGTCGATGTCGACCCACGCCGGAGCAGACCGGCCGATATCTGCACGAAGCAGGGCAACGCCTTTGATGGAGAGCCTTGCGACCCCATCCCCGAGGGAACGATCATTGAGTTCGTTCCCGAGCGAGATACATGGCCTTTCTGAAAAGCCAGACGCACACCAGCGAAGAAAGCGCCCTCTCGCCGCCGTAGGCGAGTTGCAACACGCCCTTTGCGCCGCAGGAGTGTAGACGCCCACCAAGAACAGAAAAAGCGCCACAGCGCCGCGAAAATGCGAAAGCGCCAGAAAACAGAAAAAGCCCCCTCGACAGGACGTAAAATCCTGCGAGGGGGCTTTCATTATGCGGGGCGGTGTTTAGATGGCGGGGCTATCAATGCTGCCGTCGTCCTCCGTATCGGTCTGAAAGTTCTTTGCCTTGGCCGCTTCAAAGGTGATCCCGCCGCGCTTGTGGTCGGATTTCGCAAGGGACAGATAGCCGTTCGCTCCGGCGATGATGATGGCCTCGCCGACGCCGGTGGCCGCAGTCAGCCACGCAGCGGCGGCGGTGTAGCCGCTCTTGATGCACAGGTACATGAGGAACAGGCATTCCTGAACGATCAGCAGACCGGCCAGCATTGCCAACAGGCACACGACCTTGCTCCACTCGACCTTGCGCTTCTTCGCGGCTCTGCGCTTGCGCTTTGCCATCAGTTCAGCCCGAATTTCTGGGCGAAGCGGTAAAGCACCGTTGCAAACTGCTCACGGGTCAGGAAATCCTGCCACATGAAATTGGCTTCACCGTTCGGAAGCGTGTTGCCGCCGACCAACAGGCCACTCTCGGTGACGAACTTCCGGCCATCCGCGCTGAAATTGCCGCAGTCATTATCCTGAAGCTCGGCACGGTAGGCGGCCATAGCGACCTTGAACATTTCGTTGAACTTATCCTGTGTCATCTCGGGCATACTTTCTTCCTCCTTGACGAGATCCCAATTTGGCCGGCCGTAACCGGCGATGTACTTTGCGTTGCGAGGGTAGCTCTTGTCGCGGACACAGCCGCCGTTCGGAACGACGCCTGCAGCGCTGGAAGTGTTACCCTCGATCGTGTAGACCCTGTCGGCGGTCACCTTCTCCACGATGCCGGTATGATACGAGGTATCGCCGCCATCGTTGGTGAAAAATATCTGATCGCCGCGCTGCGGGGTCTTGAAAAATGCTCCGGCGTTTTTGTAATAACGCATGGAGTAGGTGCAACCTGCACCGAGGCCCTTCTCCGGCTGGTAGGTCATAGCCATGCCAATCGAAAGGCCCAGTGTGTAGATGTAGCAGTAGTCCGCGAAGCAGTCGCACCAGGCATAGCCGTTCTTGGCACCGTTGTAGACTACGCCGAGGCCATCCAGGAAAGCGGCAAACTTGTTCCAGTTGTTGCTCCCGGGATTTGCCGTCTTATCCTCCAGCTGCGAGTTGGTGGCCTTTTCGATGTAGCCAATTTCGCTGCGGGCGGTGGCAAGAACACGGTCAATAGCGTTCATAGGTCATTCCTCCTTGGGGGCGGCAGGGGTTTCCTCGCTCTCACCGGCAGGCAGCGCAGCGGGCGCAGCCTCCGCCCCAGGTGT